GAATCTATCGTAGAAAATTCTATCAAAGAATTTGAGTACCACGTAGACATGGCTAGAATGATGGGTTATGGTAAGAAGTTTCAAGACTTCAAGATCAATGTGCATATCTCAGGCAGGCGGGGTCCGCAAGGTATTATAGATGTATTGCCCAGACTGTCTACTGAGGCTCGCAACACTATCACAATAGAAAATGACGAGATTTCTTGGGGTCTAGATTCTAGTCTAGAACTAGCAAATCATTTAGCATTGGTCCTTGACATACATCATCATTGGGTGAAAACTGGCGAATACATCGATCCCAATGATTCTAGGATTTCTAGGGTAGTAGACAGTTGGCGGGGTGTCAGGCCTGTTATCCATTATTCAGTTTCTAGAGAAGATGGCAAGATAGAACTAAATACTTCTGCTAAGCCAGACCTACACTCGCTATTAAGTGAGGGTTACTCTAAGCAGAAACTGAGGGCGCATTCTGACTACTACTGGAATGATCAATTGAATCAATGGGCTATTTCTCATAGCGAGTGGGCTGACATTATGTGCGAGAGCAAGGCCAAGAATCTGGCTAGTTTCGCCCTGTTTGAAAAATACGGGAACAAATAATGTTTGATAATCTAAAAAAGATATTTAAGAAACAACCAAAACAACCTGAGAAGCCTGCGGCTAAACCAAAGAAGTTGAGTGCTAAAGAATTAGCCACTAAAAACAATGAACCATATATCGCTATTAACAAAGTAGATGTAGATCCCAATAACATTAATAACGGTTCGTTTGAATTAGATTGGAACGAAAAATTTGTAGTAAATCTAGTTAAAGCAGGTTACAAACTAAAGTCTGACGATACTGATAACGAGATCGTAGACCGCTGGTTCCAGACTGTTTGCCGTAATATCGCATTAGAAGTTTACGAGCAAGAAATGGCTGACCCAGAAAAACGCAGAGATGATATCAGGATCATTAGACAACGTGATATTGGTGATGGTAGAACTGAGGTAAGTTGAGTTCGACCCAAATAACTTGCACATTGTAATAAACTAGTATAATATACGTATATTATTCTTGTAAATAGGTGTGATCATGAAATATGCTTTGATTGATACTGCTAACACGTTTTTCAGGGCCAGGCATATCGCTAGCCGAAATAGCACGACTTGGGAAAAGATCGGTATGGCTTTGCATCTTACCCTGTCTAGTGTCAATCAGACTGTCAGGAAGCATGGCATAGATCATGTAGTATTTTGTCTAGAGGGCAGGTCTTGGCGCAAGGATTTCTACAAGCCTTATAAGGCAAACAGGGCACTACAAACAGCAGCCCTTACTGAAAAAGAAGCAGAAGAAAATCAAATGTTTTGGGAAACATATGATATGTTTACCACTTTCTTGCGTGAAAAGACTAATGTTTCAGTCTTGCGTCATGAACGAGCAGAGGCTGACGATCTTATCGCACGATTTATCCATCTTCATCCCGAAGACGACCATATCATCGTTAGTAGCGACAGCGATTATATTCAGTTAATCGCGCCCAATGTCAAGCAATACAACGGCGTTAGTAATCATATGATTACCCACGAGGGATATTTTGATGACAAGAATCGTCCAGTCATTGACAAAAAGACTAATCAACACAAAAAGGTAGACGATCCGCAATTCATTCTATTTGAGAAGTGTATGCGTGGCGACTCTACTGACAACGTGTTTTCTGCATATCCTGGTGTGAGAACTAAGGGCAGCAAGAACAAAGTTGGTCTGCTAGAAGCCTATGCAGATCGTGGTAAGCAGGGTTTTAATTGGAACAACATGATGTTGCAGCGTTGGGTAGATCCCGATGGACAAGAGCATAGAGTCAGGGAAGATTATGAACGTAATCGCGTACTAATCGATCTAACTGCCCAGCCCGATGACATTAAAACTCTAGTAGATGATACTATCAAACAGAATGTGAGGGTAAAAACCACTCCGCAAGTAGGTGTACACTTCATGAAATTTTGTGGTAAGTATGAATTAAACAAGATTTCTGAACAAGCAGAAGCATTTGCTAGGTGGTTGAACAGCCCATATCGAGGCGTGTTTAATAAGGAAATAGCATGAGCAACAAACAAGAACCAAAATATAAAGTAGGGGATTTGGTCAGGAAGATTGGCGGTTCATACGAAGCCAATGGCGTTATCGTGGGAGTAGCAATCACTACTGCCGGAGATGTCAGATATGTTTTTGAATTCGTAAATCCCAGAGGTATGTTACATATTTTCAATGAGCAACAATTGACTAAATGGGAGGAAACATGACGGGAGGAAACAAGATCGTAACAGGTTTGAGTTCTATCGAACCTACGGCTGAAAAAAAGTTGAGTAAATTTTTGTGCAAGGATTGCAAGCATTCTTTTATACCCCCCATCGATTATCCTGTTTTCTTTTTTGGGTTAGGCAGAGATGCCGCACATTATGTGTATAGATGCAAACTAACTAAGGAAGAAACTGTAGATTGGAATCCAGTAACTGGAGTAACTAAAAAGAGAATTAATTACAACTATTGTCACTGGGCTAGAGAAGCTTATGGACCATGCACGATAGAAGCAAAGAACTGGGCTCCTAGAAAAGAAAAGCATATTTTTTTAGCACTAAGTAGGTAAAACAATGACTCAATTAATCGCTAAACCTGTAGTAAAAGGCCAGTACTGGGTAGTCGTAGAGGGTGATAAAAAGGTAGGTAACGTACTAGCAAACAATTCAGGCTACCAAGTCAAGATAAATGGAAACAATATTCAATTCAAGAATACTGAAGACATCCAGAAAAAGACTAAGATCAGATTTCAACCACTAAAGTCTGACAAGAGTAGACCCACTGTTCCTTATCCAGAATATCCTACTACTAGCAGGATCTATAATTCTATGTTTGACGTAAAACGTAAGTTGCACCTATATACTAAAACCAAGAAAAGCAAGTGTTATTATGCTGCTGGATGGTTCTTGATTAGTCAGAATAAGGATTACGAAGCAATTTTCTGTCCAAAGTATATCTTTTTACAGAGATATGACTACAAGGGCCCTTTTAAGACTGAAAACGAAGCCAGAGAAAATATAAATACATAATGATATTTGTTAAAAAGTTTTTAGATAAAATGTCGGTTGCAGAGAGTAAGAATATACGTGATGTAGTTTTACCAATGCAAGATGCCAGAGGTCTCAGGGACGATCTAACAAAATTATTAGGTGATTATTACCAACTCAAGTCTGATGAAAACGATAGCGAGAAAGTAATAGAAGTAGAAATAAAAGGCGGCAGTTTTAAATGAGTAGATCACAACCAAAAGTTCTGTTAGAACACGTAGATAAGGCAACATATAAGTGCGATCAGATCGTAGAAGCAGCGGGCATCTGGGCAGTATTTTATGATAATCAACCAATCAATTTAAAGTCTTCTCACTATCTGTCTAGTGATGTAGCACCTAAGTATAAAAAGACTAGTTTCTCAAATCCTGGACACGCCCGTAATTTGTGCAGGAAGTTAAATAAATTATTCAAGACAGACAAATTTACTGTAGTTTTCATGAACTCAGGTAGATGCGTTTATCCTGATGAAGAATAAAAAACACAAAATACTTGAAGTTGTAATAAACCAGATACCAGATTTTAAAAATAAAACGTCAATTGATGAATTGATATTGAAGTATTTCTGGACTGGCAGGTCTAGTGAATCACTAAGACTTACCCTAGATGGCAGTGTGCTTTTTGAAGAAGCCAACATTGCTTATTATGAATTTCCATTAGACAAAAAAATATTATCTACTCAAAGCAGCACTAGGGGATTCATTCTAACAGTAGGTAAAAAGTTAAAATGTCCGTTTTATATACTCACTAAAGAAGAAAAAAATAAAAAAGCGTTATATATTAGACTATATGATCATAAAATCGCTACATTAGTGACTTTATATGGGGATTTCTCAATTTATCTAGACACTTTAAAATAAACTGCGACTAAGTACTAATGTACGGAGGATGAAATATGTCTAAGGGTAAATCAAAAGACAACAACAAGCAAAACTTCCCAAAACCAAATACTTTTAAGTCTGGTCGCCAGTATTTGTCTAGTGCTAGGACTATCAGGAGAAATCAGGGTAGGGGAAGATAAAAAAATGTGAACTAGGTCTTGACACTACAGACTTAGTTCACTATAATCTCAGAATGAATAACGATTCTGAAAATATACGCGACCAGCAAAATATAGAATTTCTATTTGAAATTTTGCTTACCCAAGGTACTAATGGTTTGATGTCTTGGTTCGGAGAACAAGACACTACTAGACAGTCTTATGTAGTAGAATTGCTACAGAAAATGTCGCAAAATATGAATGACATTTATCTGACCATACAAACTGCCCAAAAAACAAATTCTGACCCATTTCAACATTGTTCTAAATCTGTACATTGATTTTGGGTAAATTGTGGTTGAATAGTTCTGGAGCATAGTTTATACTTTGTTCATAGTTCAGAATCAGGTAAAATCATTAGTGGTTGTAATACAACCCGAAAAGTAAGAATATGGAAGGGTGGATAACTGTTCTCTTGTTGTTGATTGTTATGCTGTTGTCTAACAAAGACATTCGCAAATCGAAAGGTACAATTTTTTTCGGAGAATAAAATGAAAGTCTACATGGGAAAGTACAAGAATTATCTCGGTCCCTATCAGTTGGCTGAGAAGATTTGCTTCTGGGCGAAAAAAGATCCTATCGAGGGTAGTCCCGAATACGTTATTCGCCTTGGTGAGTTCTTTGCTCACGGCAAGTTCCTAGGCGATATGGATTATAATGAACCAATGCCAGAGACTACCCTCTTATACGATCTCTTAGAGTGGATCCACAGTAAGCGCGGTTATCGCCGTATCTATGTCAAGATTGACGACCATGACGTTTGGTCCATGGAACATACGTTGGCTAACATCATCACTCCCATGCTCAAGAAGTTGAAAGAAGTGCAGCATGGCGCACCCCATACTGATGATGAAGATGTTCCTGAGCATCTGCGTTCTACTGCTGC